CAAGCGGAATCGATTGTCTTAAACAAGCGATATCCCTTTGGTGTACCGGAGAATGCCACCGTACCCGCACAGTATGAACACATTCAGATCCGCATTGCCGTCGAGCTTTACTCCAAGATGGGGGCCGAGGGGCAAACGGCCCACGGGGAAAACGGTATCAATCGAACCTATGAGGCGGCAGATGTCAGCCCCTCCTTGTTACGGCAGATTGTCCCGGTGGTAGGGAGCGTGATATGACGTGCGGGATCTAAAAAGAAACCAACGCATCCTCTATTACGCTCTCCGCACGGGAGAACTGGAGAACACCGATAGTAACGGCTATCTGACGGGAGAAAGTACACCGATTTACGGGGAAAAGACAATGCTCCGCTGTCACGTGTCGGCATCGGTGGGAAACGATACCGTTTCCGAATTTGGTAGCTTTACCAATTACACGAGGACCATGACCATATCGGATGTGAATTGCCCCATCGATGAGGATACCGTGATCTGGTTCGGGATTACCCCCGACAACAACACGCCACCCAATTACATCGTGACCAAGCGAGCCGACAGTAAGAACGGCATTCTGTATGCCCTTCTTGAGGTGGAGGCATCGTATGGCGGTAATGGGGTAGCCGTTATCACGGCGGCCCTCGGTAACGGTGCCTATGCCCCTCACCTGCCGATTATGACCGACAGCGGGGATATGGTGATCGCATGAAGATTATCATAAATCCCTATGATAAAAGCTCCATCGACCGTGCCATTAAGCAGCTAAAAGCCTATGAGCGGGAGTTTGAAGCAAAAGAACGGGAATTTGTCAAGCGCCTTGCCGAAATCGGTGTGTCTGTAGCACGAACCGGCTTTCAGCTTGCCGATTACGACGGTGAGAATGATGTGGTCGTGACCATGAACCAAAGCGGTTCACGGGCTACCATTGTGGCAAGTGGCAAGACGGTAGGCTTTATTGAGTTCGGTACCGGTATTCTGAATCCCGAATGGAGTGGATCTGCGACAACCGGCTACAAGCCTCCCAAGCATGGTACTTATGGTAAAGGCAAGGGCGCGAATCCCAAGGGCTGGTATTTTACCGCCGGTCCGGGGGCTTCCCAACACACCTACGGTAACCCGCCCGCCGAGGCCATGCTGACAGCCAGAGAGGCCATGATCGAGCAGGTCACCAAGATTGCAAGGGAGGTATGGCGGTGATCGATTACCAAAACGAGATTTTTACCGGCTATGTGGATGCCATCCGTTTGGCGCATCCTACGGTAAAGCTATCGGCGGAATATACCCGAAGCCCGGCATCCTTCCCCTTCAGCTCCTGTGATGAAATCGGCAATACGGATATCCCCCGTCTTACCGATTCCTCGCGGAGGGAAAAGTTCGCCCGCCTTCAGTACCGTGTGGCGGTCTTTTCCAATCTGACAAGCGGAAAGAAGGCAGAAGCAAGAGAGATCTTTGCTACAGCAGACGCCTTCATGAAGGGCCTTGGCTTTATGAGAACAACCTATACAACCACACCGGATATCTACCAGTCTACCGTTTACAGCATTACCGCCACCTATGAGGCGGTGATCACGGCAGAGGGCCTGATATACGGGAAAGAATCCTAATACAAGGAGGAATGGATATGGCAATTTCAACCTATGGGGTAACCCTGAAGTACGGCGCAACCGACGCCACAACCGAAATTGAAATCAAGGATTTTCCTTCTCTGCTTGGTAAGCGCAGTGCCCTTGAGACCACAACCCTCAAGGACGATGCCCAGACCTTTATTCAGGGTATTCGCCAGCAGAGTGAGACCTTCGATTTCACAGCCAACTACGATAAGGACGTGATGTCTACCATCAACGCCCTGACAGCCGTTCAGAAGTGTGAGCTGGCCTTCAGCGATGGCTCCAAGTTTTCGTGGGACGGCTTCTTGTCTGCCAGCGTCAACGAGGGCGCGGTGGACGCGGTAGTGGAAATGACAATTTCCATTACGCCTACCACGGTACCGGTATTTACGGCATCCTAATTTGGAGGGCGGCCTCCCGCCGCCCTTCCTTTCAAATTTTAACAAGAATAAGGAGAATACCTCTATGGCAACCACGATTAACATTGCGTATCAGAAGAAGAACTACACCCTTGAGTTTTCCAGACAGTCGGTGAGAAACCTTGAGGATCTTGGCTTTGTGCTGGATCAGATCAGCGAAAAGCCTATGACCATGGTACCGCTGTTGGTATACGGCGCTTTCATGAAGCATCACCGCGGCATCAAGCGTGCCTTGGTGGACGAGATCTACGATAACCTTGTGAAAAAGGTAGGAGAAGAAGGGGAAGAAGGCTTCATTCAGGTACTGCTGGAAATGTACGCCGAAACCGTGAATACGCTGACGGGGGATGCTCCGGAGGGTGACGAGGGAAACGCGGCGATCTGGACGGTAGCGAAAGACTAACCGCCAAGGAGCTATTCAAACAGGTATTTCCCTATTATCTGAGTATCGGGATGTCCTATGAGGAGTTCTGGTACAAGGACGTCAAGTTAGCGGAATACTACCGCAAAGCGCAGGAAATGAAGATCCGTCGGGAGAATGAAGCCCGATGGATGCAGGGGCTGTACTTCTACGAGGCCCTATGCGACGCCTCCCCTCTGTTCCGGCTATCTTTGAAAAAAGGCACCGTGAAACCGGAGCCCTATGTAAAAGAACCATATCCGATCACGGAACAAGAGGTGGCGGAGCGTAAGGCACGAGAGGAACAGCTCCGACAAGAGCGCATGAAAGCGGAGTTTGCCTGCTTTGTGGCCAGCTTCGCACAAAAGCAGATGCCCTGAGAGGCACACCCTTAAAAAGTGGGGTGAACAGCATGACAGAGATCGATTCTCTGCAAATTACCATACAAAGCAGTTCGACAAGCGCCGCCAGTGGGATCCGGGATCTCTCGGCGGCACTTTCGGAACTGAAGAAAAACGGCTCGATTGGTACGGCGGTAAAGAATTTGAAGGGTCTTTCGGAGGCCTTAAAATCCTTTACCACCGTAACTTCCAATGCTAATAAAATTACACAGCTGGCAACGGCTTTGGAAAAGCTCAAGAGTGTGGGCTCCCTCGCCTCCTTGACCAACAGTGTCAGCAAGCTTCCTGTGGCACTGAAGGGCATTCAGAATATCAATCTGGGTTCGGCAGAGGGTAAACTGAAGGGGCTGGCAACGGCCCTTCAGCCCTTATCCTCGGTGAATACACGGGGCTTTAATTCGGCTGTCAATGCTCTCAGTAAGCTATCCGACGTGACCAAGAAGCTGGATGAGGAGACCATTCAGGATTTCACCAAGAAGGTGGAACGGCTATCTGCGGCGCTGAAGCCTCTTTCGGAACGCTTAACCACCGTGAAGACAGGGCTTTCCGGCTTTACCGCCAAGGCCCGTACCGCGGGAAGCAGTGCCAGAGAGATGGGTGACCAAATTGACGCCGCGGCGCTCAACTTCGATGCCCTGACCAACAACATCCAGACGGTGGTACAGGCCATCCAACAGGTGGTACAGGGCTTTGTTACCGTCATTGAGCAGGCCGTGGAATGGGAGGGCATTGCCGCCCGTTTCGGTCGAGGCTTTGGCGAACAGGCAGAAGAAATCTACGCCTACGTTCAGAAGCTGAATGAGGAAATGGGTATCAATACCCAAGTCTTCATGCAGTACAGCTCGGTCTACGCTACCATGCTGACCGGCTTTGGTGTTGCCTCCAAGGATGCCTCCACCATGGCGCTGGGCTACATGGAGCTGACCTACGATATCTGGGCGGGCTACAACGATATTTATAAATCCTTTGACGACGCAGCAGAGGCTGTCCGTTCTGCCATTGCCGGTGAAGTAGAGCCCATCCGTCGGGCGGGCTTTACCATTGTGGAGTCCACCCTTCAGATGACAGCCGCCAACCACGGCATTACCAAGAGCGTGGAAACCATGACCGAAGCCGAGAAATCCTATCTGCGTTATTTAACGCTGGTGGATCAGGCCCATGCCCAGAACCTTGTGGGAACCTATGCCAAGGAGCTGACGACAGCAGAGGGCTTACTCCGTACCTTGTCACAGCAAATGCGGTCCCTTGCACAGGCCGTGGGTTCCTTGTTCCTGCCGATTCTGGTGCGCGTCATTCCTTATGTACAGGCCTTTGTGGAGCTCTTGACCGATCTTGTCAGAACCCTTGCCAATATCGTAGGCATTGAGATCCAAGAGGTGGATTGGGGCGGCTTTAACACCGGAGCACAGGAGGTCGATAAGGTTACCGATTCCCTTGGCGGGGCGACAAAGGCGGCGAAGGAACTGAAAAACGCGACCCTCGGTATCGATGAACTGAACGTTATCAGCCCCAATACGGGCGGTGCGGCAGGAGGCGGTGCCGGTGGCGCAGGAGCAGGTGGCTTTGCCGGTCTTGATGTGGATTCCCTGTGGGATGACAGCATCTTCGACCAGATCAATACACAAGTCGATGATATTGTCAACCGCATGAAGGAATGGCTCGGTATCACCGACGACATCGACACGTGGGCAGAGCTCATGGATACCCGTTTGGGGACCATTCTCAAGACGGTAGGTGCCATCGGTACCGGTCTTATGGCTTGGAACGTGACCAAGAAATTCATGGCCGCGGTAACCACCCTTAAGGGTCTACTGTCCAAGAAATCCTATGCCATTACCATCAGTGCTACCCTTGCCCTTGTGGGTCTCACCCTTGCCGCTACCGGTATGGGCGACGCCATTCAAAACGGTCTTGACGGCATCAATTTCGGTGAGATCATCGGCGGTGGGCTCTTGACAGCCGGTGGTAGCGCTGTCTTAGGCGCCAAGCTGGTCACATGGATCGGCGCAACCTTCGATAGTCCCAAGGTAGCCTTTGCCATTGCCAATATCGGAAAATCGCTGGGCGTAAGTACCAGCGGTGCGGTAGGTGCCGCCCTTGGTGCCGGTATCAGCGGTGTGATCCTCGGTATCCCCATGATGTTTGTGGGTATCTGGGATGCCTGCAAGGAAGGTCTTGACTGGCTGAACGGTATCCTGATTCCCGCGGGCGGTGCGGCGGCAGGAGCCGGCATTGCGGCCATTTTGGCGGCAGCGGGTACGGCTGTTTCACCCGGTATCGGTACCCTGATCGGTCTTGCCGTTGGTCTTGTCATTGACGGTGTGATTCTCATTGTTCAGCATTGGGATGAGCTTGTCACATGGGCAGAGGGCGCAGCAGAGGATATTAAGAATTTCGTTAAGAACATTCCGACCTATTTTAAGGATCTTGGCAAGTGGTTTGACAATCTACCAAAGGAAATTGAGAAGTGGTTCGATAACCTGACCGACGATATCGATAAATGGTTTGAAGATCTGTGGCAGCCGATTAAGGATTACGATTGGAAAAACCTCGGTAAAAACATCGGTCTGTGGCTGGGTACTTCGCTGAAAGAGGCATGGTCATCTGTGAAGAGTAAGGTGGAAAAATTCTTTACTTCGGATCTACCGTATTTCTGGAACGAATGGCTTCCCGATGCCGTTTCCTCGATTGCCAGCTTTCTATGGGATCTGCCCGCAAAAATGCGTGAGGCGAAAGATTCCATTTGGGAAGGCCTTCTTGACGTAGGGAAAAGCATTCTGAACGGTATCTGGGATGGTATGATGGCAGGCTTGGATGCCACCGCCGATTTCGTCACCGGCTTTATCGATGGTCTGAAGGAGGCCTTCGGTATCGCCTCTCCCTCTACGGTGGCACGAGACGAGCTGGGTAAAAACATCTTGGCTGGTATCTTAGCGGCCTTTACGCCTAACGCCCTTGTGGATAAGATCAAGACCCTGTGGAACAATGCGAAAAACTGGTGGAACAGCAATAAGGGAACCCTGAGCACCTATACGCCTTCCATCGGGGATATCCGAAGCAAGCTGTCCTCGGCATGGAGTACCGCCAAATCGTGGTGGGATCGCAGTAAGGCAGCCCTCAGCTCCTATACACCGTCCATCGGGGATATTAAGGGTAAGCTGTCCTCCGCTTGGAATACGGCGAAGAAATGGTGGAACAGCAATGTGAAGCTGTCGGTTCCGTCGCTGAACTTTAAGGTTACCTATACCACAAAGGGCTTGAACACGGTGCAGAAAGCCATTACCAAGGCGCTTGGTCTTAGCGGATGGCCGAAGCTGTCCTTTGCGGCAAACGGCGGTATCTTCGATCAGGGCTCCATGATCTGGGCCGGTGAACGAGGTGCCGAGATTGTGGCCAATGCAGCAGGCGGCAGAACCGGTGTTATGAACGTAGAGCAGATGTATGAGGCGGTCTTTGAGGCTACCTACTCGGCCATGATGGCGGCTCGCGGTCAGAACGACGGTAGCTCGGTACAGGCTGTCAATGTCTACCTTGACGGTAAGCGCATTGCTTCCGGTGTAGAAAAGGCACAGAAGGAGCGAGGCACCAGCATTCTCGGAACGGAGGTGTATTCTCACTAATGGAAGCACTGGTATCGATAGGCAGTTTTGCGTTTCCGGAGCCGTCCACCTACAATGCTACCACCAGTACCATTGTAGACTCGGCTCGTAACGTAGAAGGAAAAATGATTGGGGCGGTGGTTCGTCATGACGTGGCCAAGGTCGAAATGACATGGCGGTACCTCACCGCCCCCCAATGGGCAAGCATACTTTCGCAGTTTACATCCAGTTTTATCAACAACGTGCGTTTCTACAATCAGGCGACCAACAGCTTTACCACGCGGGAAATGTACGTTTCGGACAGAACCGCATCGGTCTTCCGCAGACATCCGACAACGGGTGCCATTATGGGTTACACCGACGTAAGGCTTGCACTCATTGAGGTCTAAGGAGGTTTCGCACATGGCAAATAAGCGCGTGACGCAGTTAAGTGAATGCACCGGTCTTGCCGATACCGATATGTTCATGATTGACTGCACCGAAAAGGGAACACGGCGGGTCTGTGCCGGCAAAATCAAGGAATACGTTACCGACGGCATCAAGACCGAAATCACCGACGAGGATAGCCTTACGGCCTTGATGGAGGCCGATATGCTCCCCGCCGTACACGATGCAGACGGCAAGATTCTTACCGATGAAAACGGCAAGATTATTTTACGATACTGAGAGGTGTATAGCATGGCAAATATTGAATTTATTCCGGCAAAAGATCTTCCCACCACCGAAGGCAGCGAGGTCGATGTGCTTTGCGTCGAAAACGGCGAGCTGAAGCGCAAGGCGATAAGCCTTGGCGGTGACCCCGAATACGATCTAATTCTCCGCGTTGTCGGTGGATGGGATGAGGAATCGGGCAACCAAACCGTAATCGAATATGAAGTGATCCAAGGCAGCTATGATGCCGTAAAGCAAAAAATCGACAACGCTATTGAGCCCAACGTTTTGATTTTGGAAGAGCGTCGGGATGGTGATTATATCGAAAAGTCCGTATATGAAACTTGGGCGTACTGGTATAGCATAACCAGCGAAGGCTATGAGGCACTCAATTTTGATACTTGGTACGACCTCTTGCCCGACAATACCGTAGTGCCAATGCCTTGATAACGGGGTGATTCCATGAAACTGATTTTACAAGCAATAAAAGCCTTGTTTCGGAAGGTGGAGAATGCCCTTGAGAAAGTGAAGGAGTCCCTTGAGAAAGTGAAGGAATCCCTTGAGAACGTTAGGGGAGAAATTCCACAAAATCTTGACGATTTGCTGAATGGCGAGAAAATCAGCGGTGATCGTGTAGAGGGCATGTATTACAGTACATGGCTTGACTTCTCTGCCGAAGTGGAAACGGTTGAATCCGGATCAAAATATCTTGCCGAAAACCTTGGCGAAATCTTTGGCAATGCAGACATATGGGGTGGCACAATCTTTCAAATTGTATTTGATGGTACAAGTTATGAAATCGCCTTTGAGTGGAGAGACGATCAAGGCGGATTTGGTGACTATGTACTTTACGAAGATGGTGCATCGAGAGATGACTATGAATACCAATATCCGTTTTACCTTTATAGATCCAGTGATGGCGATAGTTATATGTGGCACCTCGCAACGCTTACCGGCGGTCATCACACAATCGAAGTCAAAAAGGTACGTGAGGCAATTACATCCCTTGACGAAAAATATCTGCCGGATGGTGTGAGTCGTGATGCCATAAATCAAAAGCTGGATGCGGAGAATCCAACCGGTCAAGGCAGTATCCTAATGAATACACCGCACAACGCAAGTGCGGGGCTGTTTTCTTCTGTGTTTGGGAGAGGAAATATGTCCTATGTCAGATCGCAACACGTTATAGGAGAATATTGTAAATTTGACCCCCAAACTTACCGACTGACTCTGGGTGCAGAGGAAAAAAACTCATTCAAAAATGCGGATGAGTTTTACTATTCTTCCGAATGCGTGATTGATGGATCAACCGGAAGATTAAGTCTGGTATCGCCGGCTAAAACAACCATCGGTCTGCTGTTGGGGAAGGCCAATATATATATCTGCAAATACCCAGACTCTGCTAATGGTATCGTTTACTATAAGGTTGACACCGACTATACAACGAGTGGTCAATCCAGAATTTTCAAAGTACAAAAGTGTAGTGCAGGAATCAATAATATCGAAGCACGAGGAGAACTGATTTGTATTGTTGGCAACGGCAAAACCACCCAACGGTCAAACGCCCACACATTAGATTGGGATGGTAACGCTTGGTACGCCGGGTCTGTTGAGGGTAAAGCGGTCGTTCTCCCATCCACTACAGATGGCAGCACGAAGCGGTTCAAGATCACGGTGGATGATAGCGGAACGATTACCGCAACCGAAATAACCGAGTAAACGATAGGGGTGGTAGGATATGGTACTCGTATCCGATGCATGGAAAGCCAAACAATTACAGCGCATTGTGCCGGAGAGCTTCCTTGAAATCTCCTATCTCATTACAAAGGAGGGCTTACAGGAGCAGGCTTCGGCAAGCTCTACCGATGAGGCGGTGTTTTCCCACACCGCCCACGTGGTGGAGGAGAATACGGTAGCAAGACGGTATGCCACAAACGAGCTGAATCTCTGGGCGCTGGATGGGTCCCGTACCCTCATGCCCGATGCCGACCATAACAACACGGGCTATGTCAGTAACAGCCTTGAGAGCGGTTCCCTTATGATCCGTCTTGGCGCCGTACAGGTGGAGCCGATTATCGGTATTACCATCAAGTGGAGTGAGGAGTTTTCGGAGTACCCGACGGATTTTACCGTAGCTGCATACCGCGGAAGCTCGGTGGTAGCCATGAAAACCGTAAGGGGAAACACCGACGTTGAGAGCATCGTAGAACTGGAGATGGCGGGCTTTGATGCGGTGAGGATATCGGTATTAGGGTGGAGCCTTCCTCAGCACAGGGCACGAATAGAGCGCGTTGTGCTGGGGGCTAACATCACCTTTACCAAGCGCGATATTATGAGCTACAGCCATTCCCAAACGGGCTGTCTTCTCAGCGGAGAGCTCCCGAAGAACAGCATTACCTTTTCCCTTGACAATTCCGACGATAAGTGGAATCCGAACAATCCGCAGGGGCTGATCCGTTATCTTGCGGAACGACAAAAAATCACCGTCCGTTACGGTCTCGATGTGGATGGCACCGTAGAATGGATCAAGGCAGGCACCTTCTACGCTTCCGAATGGGATACGCCGTCTAACGGTATTTCGGTTTCCTTTACGGCGCGGGATGTCTTGGAGTTTATGATTGACAAGAAGTATGAAGGCATCACGGAAGGAACCCTTCGGGATATTGCCGAGAGTGCCATAGCACAGGCGGAGCTGCCGAGTGATGTGGTGGTGTCTATCGACGAGTCCCTGAACTGGTATGAAACGACCATCACGGGTGAGCATACCCTTGCTACGGTCCTTCAGCTATGTGCCAATGCCGCGGGCTGTGTGATGTATCAGGATCGGGACGGTAACCTTCATATCGAGCCCATAGCCAACATGCTGAGTGGCTATGTCATCCGTAAGGGCTGGGCGTATACCTATCCGGAATATGAGCTATCCAAGCCTTTAAAGGCCGTTTCGGTGAATTATGGCGACAACGCAACCTATATCCACAGTGTGGCAACGGCGGGCGAGGTACAGAGCGTCAGCAACGCCTTAATTGGTTCTGAAAGCCATGCCAAAACCGTGGCGCAGTGGGTTGGGGATATTCTTGAGAATCGGAAAACCATTAGCGGTGAGTTCCGTGCCGATCCTACCTTGGATGTCTTCGACAAGGTTACGGTGGAGAGTAAGTATGGTGTGAACGATGCGGTATTTCTGACCGAGATTGTGTACAATTTCACAGGTGTCTTTAAGGGTCAGTATGCCGGCAGAATCGTGCCCTTTAACATGGTCGATGCCGCCTATTGCGGAGAACTGTATGCGGGGGAATTTCGATGAATCTCATAACAAATAGAACCCTTGAGGATGTCAAGCGCGTAGCGGAGCTATCTGCCAAAGGCTATAGCCAAATGACACCCGCGGAGCAGGCAGAGTGGCTTGCCGGGATGAAGGGGGCGTATAATTACACGGATCTTAACCGTGTGGAAAGCGCCATGGTACAGCTGGCATCCTTCTTGGGGGTTACCCTATATCAGCCAAAAACAAACTGGAAAATAACGGATATCCCAACAGAGACAAGCATAGCACACTATCTTGAGAATGTCAAACGATTGCGTCGGGCGTGTAACGGCATAGCGGGTACACCAAGCACGCCGACCTCTATGGTGGGGCTAACCTATGTAACAGCCAACAACATTGAGCAAATCTTAGTCGATATCGAGTCCGCGATGAACGGCTATGTCATTTGCGGAGAAGCCTATTGTGGGGAGGGTTAAACCATGGCCATTAAATTTGTAGACAGAGTACCGACCTATCCGAATCGGATCAAGTTTACCGCCGAGAACGGCGCTGTTACCTACGGCGTCTGGGAGCGTGCCGATTCGCCTACCGTCGTGGGAACGCCCATCAATGCGGCGAACCTGAATGCCATGCAGCAGAATACGGGTCTGAGTGGGGATGTAGTATTACATGTGGCGACAACCGGTAGCGACAATACCGGTAATGGAACGAGCTCATCGCCATACGCTACAATTACAAAAGCATTAGACATGGTACCCAAGCACCTGAATCGGTATACGGCAACGATAAACATCGCCGCCGGCACCTATTACGAAGATATCACCATCGGCGGATATACCGGTGGCAACATCGTGCTGACCGGTACGCCGGGCGACAATATCAGCATCAGCACCTTGCGTATTACGGAAACCGATTTTGTGCAGGTAAGTAACATTCAGCTGACGCTCACGGGCGGTGCCATCAACGGATCACTCTATGTGCGAAATTCTAATTTAGCCGTTTGGACAACGGTTACCATATCGGGAGAAAATAGCCGAGGCATATACTGTCCGCTTGGCGGGAACGTATACATTTACAGTGCCGTGATCAGCAATAAAACCGATGCGGTGTATGTCGAACAATACAGTTGTGTTCATTTTTCGACGATTAGCGGAAGTTCCAATACTACCGGTATTCGGGCCAACAACGGAGCCAAAGTTACCTACGGCGTCAATTCTTTGGTTGCTACCGTCGCAACAGCAACGGCCGCCGGCGGACGCATCTACACCGGCGCTCAGACAAGCATCCCGAACTATTAAGGAGGTAGACAGATGATAACGGTAACATTTCTCGGTGAGATCTATTCTTGCAAGGTAGCTTTGAAAGGCGCTGACTACATTCGCCTGCTCGACGAAAACGGCTGTATGGTTGCCGCATTTGAAGGTATCTCCGATTTCAGCGGCTTTGCCATTTCTGGAGGCTCGTGGACCAGTCCAACCGATGCCGACTCCTGCTGTATTGCGACAATCGGTGAGGACGGCGTACCACGAAAAAGTGGTAAGAGGCTCTGCGATATGGCGCAAACCAAGGTTGTGGATTACCTCCCGACTACCCTTGAAAATAACACGATCTACTTTGTTTATTAAGGCGGTGATACCATGAGACTGGCTAATATCTATGCTAAGGTCAACGGTGTTACCAAAGGACAAGCGGCGGTGGGCACCTCCGATGTAAACTGCTTGGATGTGAAGGCCTACAGCGGAGGTGTGCTCCGAGATATTACACAGGTCGTCAGCGTAGACGGGAATGGGATGCCTACCATCATCTCCCGCAGGCTGACAGGCACCGTAACCAACGAGTTTAAGTATGTCACAGGACAGCTTACCTGTAGTAACGGTAACGCCTTTAATAACTACTCGACCAGCGATACCGTTCAGTGGGGTCTTGAGCTTGCCTTCTGTGTGACCTCCCTTGCCTCCGATGTGATACTGGCGGATAACACCATCGATTCCGGTACCTATTGGAAGGTATACGTGAATACCAGCGGGCAGATCTGCTACGGTGCAAACTTTAACGGCCACGATTCGCCTGCCCTTGCCACATGGACGAACTGGACGGTGACGGTAGGTAAATGGTACAAGCTGAGTATGTACGGCTGTGTGAACGGCTCCTACACCATGTATGCGAGCCTGCTGGACTATACCAGCACAAGCGCTCACAGCTACACATCCAAGAAAAACATCTACCGCCAGAGCAGTAAGACCACGGCGCGAAACCTAATCGTCGGTAGTGCTAATGTGAGGCTCCGTGACAGCATTACGGTTTACGGTACGACCTACAGCAAGGGTGATACACAGAACACCTTGACAGTGAACGTAAACAATGCTACAGCCGGTAGCGCTTTGAATCTGACCAATGGCGGCAGAACCCTTTCGGGCGGTATGGTGTCTTGGCAAACAACGTCCACCGGCGGGTGGATGGCATGAGGTGATCTATATGGATCTGAATGAAATTCTTTTCGGCGGGAGCGGTATTGTGATACTCCTATTGACCATAATCCAGATTGCTCCCATCAAAATCAACCCATGGTCAGCCATAGGGAAAGCCATTGGCCGGGCGTTAAACTCGGAGGTACTGAAAGAGCTTGAGGAGGTAAAAACGGTGCAACAAACAGCACAATCCAAGCTCGATGCGCACATACGGGTTGATGACGAGCGCAATGCCGACATGCACCGTATGCGGATCTTACAGTTTAACAATGAGCTGATACGGGATATTCCGCATACACGGGAGGATTTTATTGAGGTGCTTTCGGAAATCGATTTCTATGAGCACTACTGTAAAACCCATCCGGAGTACAAAAACAAACGCGCCGTCCATGCCATTTCCAACATTGGAAGGGTATACGACGAGAGGCTGAAAAACCACGATTTTTTATAACATAAGGAGGAACCATTATGTTTGCAGAGTTCATTAGCGAATACGGCACTACCATCCTTTATACCATCATTACGGCCTTGGCGGGATATCTTGGCATTGTGCTCAAGAACCTGTATACCAAGTACATCAATGACAAGACCAAGCAAACGGTTGTTAAGACCGTCGTACAGGGTGTTGAGCAGATGTACAAGGACCTACACGGCGAGGACAAGCTGAACGCCGCCCTTGAGAATGCTTCCGAAATGCTGGCGCTGAAGGGCATTGAGATCAGCGAATTTGAACTGAAACTGTTGATCGAGGCGGCGGTAGCAGAGTTCAACGACGCGTTTCACAAGGAAAAGGAGGTAACCGAGAATGAAGCTAATTAAGTGTATGCACACCAACAGTAAGTGCTTCAAGGCGAATGAGAAGGCGACGCCGGTGGGCATTGTCGTGCATTCCACCGGTGCCAATAACAAGACGCTGAAGCGATACGTACAGCCCTCCAAGGGTGATCCGAAGTATACGTCTCTGATGACGCAAATCGGGACTAACAAATACGGCAATTCGTGGAACCGGAATGTATCCAAGGCGGTACATTACTTCATCGGAACCCTTGCTGACGGCACGGTAGCGACGGCGCAGGTGCTTCCGGAGGACATCTGCGCATGGGGTGTCGGCAAGGGCAAGAAGGGTTCTTATAACTACAGTCCTACGGCGCACATTCAGTTTGAAGTGTGCGAGGACAATCTGAAGGACAAGGATTACTTCACGAAGATCTACAAGGAAGCCGTAGAGCTTTGCGCCGATATCTGCAAGCGTCACAGTTGGAAATCTTCTGTCATCGTGTCTCATTATGAGGCATATAAGAGGGGCTATGGCTCCAATCACGGGGACATTGACCACTGGCTGAAGAAGCATGGCAAGACCATGGACGATTTCCGAAGCGATGTCACGAGGGTCATGCAGGGGAAACCCATTGAGAAAGAGACATACATGGTTTATACTGTCAAGAAGGGCGATTCTCTGTGGGCGATTGCAAAAAAATATCTCGGCACAGGCTGGGCCTATACCGAGATTAAAACGCTCAACGGTTTGAAAACCAATAACATCTATCCGGGGCAGAAGCTGAATATCCCTATGAAATAA